AAGCGAGATTGTTCGTTCAACACAATTTATACAAAAAGTTATTAAAGCAAAAGACAACGATGATACTGTTGTTAATAATTTAAAAGATATGAATCAACTTTTTGCATTTGCTAACGGAGGGGATAGAGTTCCAACTACCACACCCGAGGTAGAATATTGTTTAAAAAATAATATACCTATGTTATTTAATATTGGTGGTAAAAAAACAATGTCGTCTTCAGACATAGCTCGTAAACTACTTGACCAAGCTACCAAATAATATATACTTTTAATCTAAACAACGTCGTCAAAAGGATCTCTAGGGGCGGGACTGTTTAACTGTAAGCTCCTAGAGATTTAACTCCTTAGATGTGACTTAGGTCCCAGTTGTTTTCGATGTCGAAGGCCTATCTTTTTATATCTCCTCTTTGTTTTTTTTACCGGACTATATTCTACTCTTTGTAATTTTTTTGCCATAATATTTAACTGGATTTCTATAACCTAATATTCTGTTCTTGTTTCTTGGAAATCTTTCACCACTACAATCTCG